CAATAAAGCAGAGGTCACGGGAGAGGAATTCGGATATGTCTTTCAGGTTTAATGCACCTGCGGCATAATTTCTCGAATTCGGTACGGATTTGGGAGCAACTATCTCCCCCGTGACTTGCAAAACTTCATCATAATAAGAGTCTAGTCTCTGTGGTAACATACAACCCTTATCCGTTATGTCAATTCCACATTTACCGTCCCCCCTGCTCAAAACTCTCTGTAATTCCCCATGTACATATAATATACTTATTGCTGAACCATCTAGTTTTGGTGTAACTATGACTTTGTTACTATCGAAAGGACATTCCTGTCCTTCAAAAATTTTCTGAAGTGAATACATTCTAAAAGCGTGGGGTATTCGCCCCTCCCGAGTCCCAACCTCATTAAAGTTTGCTGCTCTTGCTAGAGCATCAAATTCTGTATCGGTCATAATTGGACTACCTGAGTAGTAAGCACTACTCGCTTCTCGCAATGTTTTTCTTAGATAATTTCCCATTCTTATATTATAATGGAAATAAGTTTAAAAGTCAAGATATATTTTGAGGTGTCCTCGATTTAGCGTCAAGAATAACTGTCCTCAATAATATCTTTAAAATATTCGTAGACTTCTGCTTTGTTTTCGGTAAGGGATAAGATTTCAACTAAAGCAGAAAACATCTCTCTACTGTTAGTTAGTTCAAGAGGCATGGATATGCCTTCTTTGGAGGGTTGCCACTCGCCTTCAAAGTCTAAATAATACTTTCTAAAATGTAAGTATTCTTGACCTCTGAACGAGTTTATTACTAAGCGAATCTGTTCATCGCCTGTATGTTTTTCATGAATTATGCGAGAGTAAAACTCTGGCTCTTGGAATAGGTCTACCATTTATTAAACCTCTCATTTCTTAAAATTTTTGATAAAGGAACTATTGATGTGACATTAGCAGGTCGTAATAATCTATACGAGTCTGTGTCCCAGCACCATAAAAGAATTGTATCTTTTGTCGGCCTGGCTCTGTTCCGCTTCTTTTGTATATAGGGGGTTGAGAAATCTAGAGTACAGACATTGTACTTTAGCTTTCTTGAATTGGTACTTTTATATGTTATGACTGCATCGCCGCATTCCATTACAGCTTTTTTAAATTCTTCGTGTGTCACGTGCGTTCCTTAGTTGGTTATAAAAAACCATGCTAGTAGATATGTTTGTATCAGAAAATATGCTTAAAATTTTAAATACAAAAATACAAGGAGTAGCTCACTACCCCTTGCATTCAGGTGGATTAACCGTTTATTGTGTTAATAACTTTCGCTAAATACTGTGCTGCTTTTCCAGATAGCCTTCCGATGATATCCTCATCTGCTTCCTGTCCTGCGTCTGCTATTGCAGTCTTCAGCTCATTATGCATTGCCTCTTTACTAACTCTTCCACCACCTGTGGAACCGCTAGTAGAACTCCTAGATGGGTTCTTTTTGACATACACGCTTGCCCTAGTTAAAATCATTCTGACTCCATTTGGGCTCTCACCTAATGTATCAGCTATGTCTTTTACTATCTCCATACTTGTTTCTGGAGTAGGGTCTTGTTCAGTATATAAGTCGATAGCCTGTTGTTTTGATTCGTCTGTCCAAGCCACTCTTCTTCTCCTTAATTCTTTTTGTTGTTGATAAAATCTTTCTCCCATTCTTATATTATAAAGGATATAATCATAAAAGTCAAGATGTATTTTCAGTTATGGTAAAATTGCATTGAACTTTAAGTCCTCTGCTCTATCGTCTGTCCACTTGTCTCCACAATCTACACAGGTCATTACGGGGGCTACAATAGCAATAGGTCTGTCATCATGTTCAAACTGAATGATGTCAGCTCGTTGATTTATATTCAGACTTCCGCAATTTGGACAGTTCATCTTTTTCCTGTGTTAATATTTCTATTCTTTGATAGAGGCTATAGATAGTCCTATTTAATTCCCTTATAGTAGCTTCGTACGCGTTTTTAGCAAATCCGTGTTTGCTATCCTTTCCAACGCAAGCCATAGGTCTAACTTCTTCCATTCTTATATTATACTAAATTCTCGACCAAAAGTCAAGAACAATTTTTTAGTTGGTATGTGGTTACCAACCAATTTCATTAGCTAAAAAGCTTAGCTTCTCATCTGCAGCTGCCGCAAGCTGTAGCTGTTCGTCAATAGCTGAAATAATATCGGGGTGTTCTCCGATACCTACAGGGTTATTGAGGTATACATTTATATTTGCTTTTGCTGAGGCTATGTCTCCTTGATATTTTAGAGTCAAGGCATCTTTTAGTTCTTCTTTCATTCGTCTTTTCCTAATACAGAAAGTACAAATTGCTTTGTAAACGCTTCTGTGTTTAACATTATTATAATCAGTGCTGGTGCCATTATTAGTGAAAAGGCAAAACAAAGACCATAATATAGTGTTCTATTTACAACTACTATATTATCTGGATCCATGTACTTTGCTATTTCATAAGCAGGGTACCAGATCGTTATTAAAGTTGTAATCGCTCCTGATACGGCAAATACGCCGTAAAAATATAGTAGTTCCATTTATTTTCCTTATTAATCAAACACTACTCCATATTGTTGTAAGTGTTCGAGGCTTCCTAAACTTTGGCATAATGTATGAGCAGAAAAACCTATTTTTTTCTTGCCCGTCCACCAACCAAGTGTTTCATATTCATCACTATAGGGTATAAGATTATAGCACCAAACTCGGTACATCTTACAACCATATCTTTCTTCATAATCTACAGTTCTAATTCCTGGCATTGAATTTATGTATTCGATTGAATACTCTTCTTCAATTATACATGCCATATGATATTTGGCATTCCAAACTATCTCACCCTTTTCAAAACTGTCTCTAAGACAAGCGTCGGGTAACATTGCTTCTTTATGTCTATCATCTCCTGTAGGTCGTTGTGGTACTCCGACTCTGCCAATTATTCCTTTGACAAACGCCTGAGACCTGTATATACTTTTTGATATGTCTGAGATACTCTCTCCTTCAACATAATCTTGTATAACTTCTTTTATTTCATTTGGAGAAGCAGGCTTTCCTTTAGTTTGTAACTTTCTCATAGCAACAAAACTTTCCTGTTCTTCAAATTCTTCTATAATACGAGTTAATCGGGTCGTATTATAACTAATATTTAGCATTTCACATGCTGATTTCTTTGTACTTCCTTCTTCTAATGCACTAATAACTCTGCGTATATTTATGTCACTTAGATTCTCGTGTGCTCGTTTTCTAATCCCTCTTTTCATTACATTATTATATCATCATATCCATGTGTATAGAATACAGTAATCTCATCTCCTTTTTTAATAGGAACAACTGAGTACAACTCTCTTTCTGTGTCCGTTGTTATTATAAAACAGTTAGGAGTATTACTATGATTAATAAAACCTCCGAGGGGTGTTCTTATCCAGTTGTGTCTAATTTCGCTCCACACATGACTTTCTCCTAGAAGAACTCCAGCATTCCAATTCATTGTTGCGTGTAATCCTAGCCCATTTATCTTACTATCTGATATGGTTAGTCCTTTGATTAGTGGTCTGTAGTGGTGTGGTCCGAACTTCATTAATCCATGTCCATTGACATTTGCATTTCATACTCTCTAAAGTTTCTTACTTCTTCCTCTTCTTTCATGCCGAGTAGCATTACTGTATAGTGTATTATTTTATAAAGGTCAAGATCGTTTTTCCCGTCCTTCTTTCCATATCTCTGTGCATATTTAAGTATGTTTCCTATGCAGAAGCCTTCGCCATGCTCTGCATCAAATATCACTTCTGTACTCTGTATGTTTCCTGTGCTATAGTGTTCGACATATGTCTCATCAATATAGGCTTTCACCATCTTAAGTACGTGATCTTCGTGAAATTTATATTTAATTTCGGGCATTTTTATCTTCCTTATACTGTGCGTATTTTTCTTCTAACCAATCTCTAGTATCGTAATACCTATCAGACTGAATAATAAAACTGAATATGAAGTACCATAGTATAGCACTAAGTATATACTGTCCAAAAGTTATTGGCAGTAAAAATAATTGGTGTACCCACTCCATTATATGTCTCCTTCTTCTCTAACTTCACTTCTATGCTTTTCAAAACCATTTGGGTATCTTTTTTCTAACTTTGATATGTTCTCTTTCATAACATCTTGTGGTGTAAAACCAAGAGCTAAACACCCTTGTACCCAATACCATAAGACATCTCCCAATTCTCTTTTAAGGTGAAACCTAACATCTTCATCATAGTCTTTACCTTGAAATACTATCTTTTTTATTATTTCAGAGAACTCACCTGATTCTGCTTGCATTCCCATAGAGCACGTTATTAACTGACTCCATTCAATCTCATCATGGTAGTAATGCAACTCGTCTAGCCTATCCTGCATAGCTATAGTTTTTAAACTTTCTTTTGATGTTGTACTTTCTACAAACTTTCCATAGTCATCTATGTTAATTGTCATTGTTTGTAAGCGCTCACACTTTCTACTAAGAAACCTGCGTCTCTTAAATTTTCTGTTACGTCTCTGATAGCATCGCCACCATCAAATGCATCTATTTTAACTTTACCACTAAAGTTAACTTCGAATTTTCCTGCTTCTTCTTCTGGGATATCGTAACCCTCGTCCCAACCATTTCTTTCCTGTTTTTTCATTTTGTTCCTAATGTAATTTATTGTTATTCTTATACCATCGAGCAAGCCACATATCAATTTTTTCCCTAGAATAGTTATCTGGGAAACAAACTGTTAAATCGCTCCTTAATCGAATTTTTTCCATTATGTATATTATAGTTGAAATAAACTTGAAAGTCAAGTTTTATTTTGAGGGTCGGTTAATTTTATCTAAACCAGCCGACGAGAGAGTGTCTAACTCCCTTCACAATAGGACTAATCCTATGCTTGTGTGAGGAGTCAAACATTGTGATTGATCCTTTTTCGTATGCTTCAGTATTTAGAGTATAATCTTTAAATTCAAGATCACCTCCTTCATACTCTGTTTTATTGGAAAGCTGAAGAGAAAGGCTAAGCCTTCTTGGTCCTTCAGGTGGCGAATCCAAGTGCCAATCATAAAAGTCACCTACTTCATAAGTAGCTAACTGTAATGGTTCTAGCACTAAGTCTTCGTATCCCCAATATTGTAACCCGATAGTTGAACCTGCGGTTTGTACGAACATGGTAAGATCATGCCAATATTCGTTGTCTCGCAACCATCGGACTTTAGAGTGACGGAACGCTTTATCTGATAAAGCGTTTCCGATATACCCTTCCATTGGTATAACAATATCAAGAGCTTCTAGTGTGACATCACATAGTGCATCTGGTATGACTTTATGTGTTGAATAAATCACTATCTACTTGCCTTATTTACTGTTAATTTTATCCTTTGCGGTTCCTGCATAGAGTCCGAACCAAGCTGCGCCTGCTCCTACTACTATAGATATTAACCCTGATTGCTCGAATGATGGTACTGGTAAAGCCATAAACCAAAGTGTACATTTATATAATAATATCATATATATACTTAAGAATGCTCTAGGAAAAAGACGCCAAGCGTCTATCATTTGAGAAAACCATATTACCTTTTGCCAAGGATTATCTGGCTCTTTCTCGTTCTCCATTTCCATTATTTTTGCTTTTAGTTCCCCTATTTCAGAAACCATTGCCATGAATTTGTTAAGGTCTATCTCAACCTCGTTTCGGCTCATGTC